TTTGTAGATTAGGATATAGTGATATTCAACGTAATGGAATATTAGGAAGAATACTCAACGCATTGGAGAACTAATGCCTGTTTACGATTATGAATGTAGAGACTGTGGAGCAGAAGTCGGTGATGTGTTCCAAAAGGTCACAGACCCAGAACTAACGACTTGTCCTCTTTGTAACGAGGAAGGGTTGTTTAGAGTAGTTACTGGTGGACTCCACAGTTTCATGGCGGGGAGTAATACCATAGGAAGTATTGCCGACAGAAATACAAAGTTGAATAAGGGTAGAATTAATGAAATGGAAGCGATGAAGCGCGAATCTCAACCTAAAGTAGAGAAACCGTGGCATCATGAACATACTACAAAGTCGATGAAAGAAATTAATAAGATGAATAACGCTCAAAAAACGCGATATATTATGGAGGGAAAATGAGATATGTAGACGGTCATATAGACGGGTCAAATAAAAATAGGACTGAAACTAATTTTAATAAGAAGGGTCTAGGAGTTTTAAATACCAAAGAGAAAGTATTCGCTAAAGTTGTAAAATTAGAAGAAACTGAACAATATCTCATTTCTACATACAACAATGAAATATATGATCCGATGGGCATCAATTCAAATAGAGAGAGATATCTTGAGACAAAGCTTAAAAAAGTCTCAAAAGACACTTTTGATTTCTATCTAATTTATCTTCAAACTAACAATTCTATTTACTTAACCAGAGCTAACAGGAGATTTATAAATGAGTAAGAGAGGACCATTGAGCAAAATTGAAAAGTTTTACATTGAAAATAACTTACATTTGGGAGTGGACGCTCTATCGGAAGAGCTTGATAGAGCAAAAAGCGTGATCAAGGCATATTCTAAAAAAATTCCAGAGCCAAAGGTCGCAGAAAATCCTACTCTGTCAAGTGAAAATATTGTTAGTAACAAGCGCGGTTCAACAGTTATGACTGAAACCGGATCTATGCTCAGTGATGACTTCAGGTCAAACAGAACTAAAAAAGATTCAAAAAGACCCGGATGTATAGAGTCTATCAAATGAATAAAGATGAATTTTTAAAAGCTTATCGGACAAATAAGAACGCTATTTGGATTAGATGCAAACTAACAAATGGAGAAGAGTTCAATTTCGATAAACACGAGGATTGGCGGAATTTAAAACAAAGGTGCGAATCCGAAAAGCTATATCTTTCAGAATTATATTTACAGTATCGTTCTCATCAAGAAAAGATTGACATTGATGATTCTAAGGGTATATATGTTATCAAGTCTGTCATGGGGCAAATGGGAGGTGACACAAAGCACTACTTTACAACGGGTAAGGTATTAAATGATAAAGTTGAAAAGAAAATGTGGATAACACCCGAACTAATAGTTGATAAAGAATATGACGATGAAATTGAAAACTGCTTTGAAGAAGCAATCATCTATGACAAAACGAAAAAGAACTGAAAAGAGTAAATATAAACATAAAAGCACAGGGGATCATTGCACCTGTGCTGCATATCTTGCTGAAATGATGTGTCTACGTTTAGCAGAATATAAAAACGAAGGCAATCTAACTTTTAAATTCTGGAATAAGAAACCTTGGGACTGGACGTTTAAGCAACAGATGTTTGCTGCTTCAGCTCTTATAAAAGAGTATGGAGAAAAAGCTGTTGTCAGAGCGGTCAATGAACAGAAATCTGTATTCTCTCTAAAGAATAAAAGAATTATTCCAGAGATAAAAAAGCAAGTAAAACTAATTGAACAAGAAGAACAAAGAACTAAGCAGGAATTAGATATAAAGAAAGAACCAGAGACAAGAAAGAAGACATACGGAAAGAAATCTGCATTAAATAAATTGAGAGGATTAAATGGCAAAAAAGAAAGCGGTAGCTAAGTTTAGTGATGATATTGTAAGTAATCAAATCATTGCAAAATACGGAGATATTGTAGAACAAGGAACAAAAGTATTACAAGACTTACAAACTTTTAATACTATTGGAATATCCCCATCGCTAGACTTGGCGCTTGGTGGAGGATTGCGAGAAGGTAGCGTTGTTGTTATGACCGGTGATCCTAAAACCGGAAAGACTACAACCTCTTTGTATTTCGCTGCGAAAGCTCAGGCGGCAGGTAAAAATGTATTCTACTTCAATACAGAGGGTAGGCTAACAAAAGAGAACTTTACCGGTATTAAAGGTCTTGATGCAGATAAAATTAAAATAGTGCAAGCAACAGACAATCAACCTGTCGTGTCTGCTGAGACATTTCTAAATGCTATTGAAACATATGTTAAGAATACACCAGATTTTGTAGCAATCATTGACTCTGTGTCTAATATGGTTCCGCAGGATGAACTTGATGGCGAAGTTCGCGGTGGCGTGAGAGCGCAACTACCGAGACTTCTCTCTATGTTCTTCAAACGTATTAGTAATGACGTTGCTAGAAGCAGAGCAATTCTAATCTTCATTACCCATAATATTGCAAACACTGGCGGTTCACGCTGGTCTCCAGCAAAGATGGCTGATGCAGGTAATATGCTTCAATATCAGGCGGGAACCAATATGGTTATCACGCACAGGGGCAAGTGGGAAGAAACCGACGAAGCAGGTCACGATGTAGGTCAGGTTGCCAACTGGGTTGTCAAGACTTCTGCCGCTGGCGGTAAACCAAACTCAAATGCAGTATCTTATATCAAATACGGCATCGGTATTGATGAAACCAGAGAGTTATGCGAGATAGCAAACGAGCTTACATTCATCAGACAGGCTGGCGCTTGGTATACAATCATAAGCGCAGTCGCATCAGAAGATAAAAGAATATTACAACTTCTAAAGAAGAACGATGTCGCAGACGAGCCAGAAGCTAGAGAAAAGTTCTTTAAGTTTCAGGGTATGTCAAACCTAAGTAAATTCATCGAAGAAAATGAAGAGATCCAAAGCTTCCTTTATGATGAAATTAAAAGCGTACTATGAAAGTCGTAGGTCTGAACGGTCGTGAATACAATATAAATTTAAAGAAATATATCGTAAAAAAGAATGACAAAACTGTTAAATCAAAGTATCATATAGCGGCGAGAGAACTTCTCGCTGAGATGTTTAGTGGCTACACCGTTCTGGAAGAAGTGAAGTTGCCGGGATCAAGATGTCCCAGTAAAAAATCTACCTTATTTCTTGACTTTTTTATTCCAACTCTTATGCTAGGCATTGAAGTTCATGGGCGACAGCACTATGAGTTCTGTAAATTTTTTCATAAAACTATGGCAGGGTTCTTGCAATCCAACAAAAGAGATTTTATAAAGGAAGATTGGTGTGAATTAAATAACATAGAGTTGATCGTTCTTAAATATTCAGATAGCATAGAAGATTGGAGAAATCAAATTGACAGCCGCTGAAAGATTAAAACAATTTTTAGATGGTATTGATTCGTATATCACCGCTAAGAATATAACGCCAACAAAGTTTAATCCAGAATTTGCGATGGCGGAAGCATTATCTTTAGAAAACATGGAAAAGCTAACGCAAGATGAATGTTTTGGCTATGCCTATCAACTTATGCAGTATGTAGACCATGTTGCCACGGAGCGCGCCCAGTGTGAGAATGTAGTTCGCTGGTGTGAAAACTCGTTACAGAGTATTATATCCGAGTTGCTGTCTAGTGGTGTATGGGATACATATGCAAAGCATGAAACTAAAGTCGCAACAATTCTTAGAAATGATGACTTGGCAAATAAAATTAATGAATGGAAGTTAACTGCTCAAGGAAGACTTGAAAATATCAAGACTAGAGAGTATAATATACGTAGAAAGGCTGATATACTTTTTGAAAAAGGTAAAAGGAAATGATAGATAAAGATCTACTTAAAAATTTAACGACAGAGCAGAAGCAAGCGCTATTGGATCAGCTGATGAGCAGTTTGTCTACAGCGACTACAGAAGAACCTAAAGAAACAAAGCAGGACGTTCCTGCAAACAATGTTAATGAAGATTTTCGTATTACTAATTCTAAATTAGAAAGAGGGAGAACTCCGGTGAGAGCCAGAAAAAACCGTTGGGAAGATACGGGTGAATTTCAATTAGACGGTGAAGAAGAATGGTCTAGCAATAGAAAAAGAACCGACCGATCTAGAACAAAAGCAAATAAAGTCCAATTAGAATGTAGCGTCTGCGGTAAGACGTACATGGAAAGTCCAAGTCTTGTATATGGAGAATACCACCGCTGTAACCGGTGCGGGGGTCGGTAATGGAATCTAAACTATTGGACTTAGGCGCTGAGAGAGCAGTTCTTGCTGGTCTGTTCTCTTACGGTCTAGAGTCATACGTTGAAATTAGTGATATCATTGATCACAATAGTTTTTGCCATCAGAATAACCAACTAATATACAAGTGTATTGAAAAGATTCTCCTTAAAGAAGCAGAGGTGGATTTACCTGCGCTTCTTTCTGCTGCCGATCAACTTGGATTCTCTGAAGTCATTCAGACAAAACAAGAACTTCAATACATTAAATCTTTAATGGACTTTCCAGTAAAGAAAGATAACGTCATTCACTTTGCCGCTCAAGTTAAAAAGTTTGAGTTTGCTAGAAAGATTAGAAGTCTCGCTAGCAAGATTGGAAGAGATATCGAAGAAATTAAAGGCGATGAAGAGATTGATGAGATCATCGGCATCATCGAAAATCCGATTACAGAATTCCTAAGAGAAGATGACACAAGAGATAAACCAGAAAGAATTGGAGAAGATGTAGATGAATACATTGAATTCCTCATTGAGAACAAATGCGATCAAATCGGCATCCCAAGTGGATTCGATAGATATGACGCTGCTATCGGCGGTGGTCTGCGACGTAAGTGCGTTGATCTTGTTTCTGCTCGCCCTAAAGTTGGTAAGTCTGTTTTTGGTGATAATGTTGCTGTACATGTGGCTAAACAGGGTATTCCGGTACTAATGCTTGATACCGAGATGAGCAAAGAGGATCATCTCAATAGAATCTTATCAAGTTTAAGCGGTGTCCCGATCAATGAAATAGCTAATGGGAGTTTTGCAGAAGATGAAGAGAAATATATATCTATACAAAAAGCAATAGAGCAAATTAAAAATATCCCATATACTTATGTTAGTGTGGCAGGAGCGCCATTCGAGAATATACTTAATCACATTAAACGATGGGTAATTCAAGAGGTCGGCACAGATGAGAATGGAAGAACCAACGAGTGTTTAGTTGTCTATGACTATCTAAAGTTAATGTCATCTGCTGGTATATCTGGAAATATTCAAGAGTACCAAGCGCTTGGATTTCAAATTACCAACCTTCACAATCTAGCGGTCAAGTATGACTTTGCCTGTCTAGCATTTGTGCAATTAAATAGGGATGGTATCACTAAAGAATCTACGGATGCTGTAAGCGGTTCTGACAGGCTTATCTGGTTGTGTACATCATTCTCTATATTCAAAGAAAAGTCAGCAGAAGAAACAGCAGAGGACGGTCCTCGCGCTGGAAATAGAAAACTTGTACCGATTGTATCTAGGCATGGTCCGGGGATGCAAGACGGGAATTATATTAACCTAAGAATGGATGGCGCTCACGCTCTACTAACAGAGCTTAGAACAAGAGACGAGTTCCTAAAATCTGGAAACACAGACGCCATA